ACACTAATGATTATTTACAAACGCAGAAAGACGCTACATCAAACACACCCAATCCATAGGTAACACCTGCTTGGATTTTCACTATGTTTTCAAACGGGTCGTAGATACTACGAACAGTCATGATTTCTGAATTCATTCCAAACATGTAGTAAGATGCAGGACCTGCGTAGTATGCAGAAATACCATCCAAACCTACAGTTGGGATAACCTTAACATTCGTAGCAGGTAGCATCAATGACCACTCGGCACCTTCAGCGGCACCTGCAGAATCCAATGTGAATAAATTCACAAAACTACTGTTCCTCATGGAACTTACGAGACCCCTATAGTTAGCGTATGAGGTGTAAATAACCAAGTCATCCAAATGTAATACATTTGAAGGAATGCTTTCGTAGATTCGTGTAAAGACATCAAGACCATTTGAAGATGTTGCTGCTGAATAAGCGATTTGAGTTGCACCATTACCTGATGTAATCAACGCTCCAACACCATTGAAACAAGCATTGTTGTAGATTGTTGCACCTGTTGCAGTTGTGTTATTCCACAATTGTTTTTCAACTTGGTTAGCAATTCTGTTTGAAATATCTGTTAAGATAACCTCTTCAAAAGGAACTGATTCCTGAAAGTTTGCATTCGTTAATGATTGACTCAAGTATGTATCGTACAAATCGTCATTTTTATTATCGGTATGGCTCTTTATCCTTACCTTCACTACATTTTTTTACGATTATTCGTAGTGATTAGACTATATCATCACCTTTTTATCGGTGTCGGGCGCTCGTGTCAGGGTTATTGTATGTGATACTCACCTGTTAGTCGTTGAACCTCTCTACTACTTTTATTCACTTCGTAGATTTGGCTGCTGATTGTCTGTCTCCAGAGTTTCCAGCAATTCACCCGATTTAATGTCCGCTTAATTTAATACGCTAACGGACACAATTGTTGGTTAACCTTTTTGTTACATAGGTCCACAGTTACAAGGTTTTGTGTTGTTGCACCTGTTGGGTCAAAACCACAACTCATATCTTGAAGGATTACATCGTTAGTTACGAAACCAACTTTTTCAGTTGTTCCTTTCAAGTTAATTCTTAATGATGCGTATCTTGGTAAAGTCAATCCCAAGATTGCTTTAATCAACATATCAGAACCGTATGAATTGAAGGTTGGAAGATTTGTTAAGTCATAGTTAAATGACAATTTTTTCTTATTTTCCATTTTTTTAATTTTTAGTTTTTTAGTTTATTTTCTTAATGATTTAATTATATCCAATTTGTAATCAGAAAATGATTGAGTATAAGATTTCTTTTCTTCTACTGCTTTTCTTTCTGGTGACTTTTTGAATGTATCAAAATCGGTTTTTAATGAGTTTAACTCTGTTTTGAATTTTCCGTTCATAGAACCAACCAATTCAAGTAGGTTGTTAATTGATAATTTGATATCTTCAATGTCTTTTGAAAAGTCAGTATTCATTTCTTCTGGTTTCATCATTTCCTCAACATTTTCTCTTTGAGTAATTTTACCATCTAAAACTTGAATCCTGATTTTCACTTCGTCCCCACTGGTGTCCTTTAAGGTTACTTGATGTTCTCCGTTAGGTGCTGGTTCTTTACTACCATCTTCCTTAACCAAGAATACATCTTCACCAACATCAAAAGTTGTTGATTCCAAAGTATTACCTTGTGAATCTTTTGCTTCCGTGTAGTCCATCATTTTACCTGCTTCCTGTTCAACCTCTGCATCATTACCACCATCTTTTTGGGATACGGAAATAATAACTGATTCTGAATCAAGGGTTATAACAACACCTTCTCTTGTTTCGTGTGAACCTTCGGGTGCTGGTGCAAGTGTGGATTCTTTTACAATATAAAGGCTTTGACCTGGTTGAAAATCATCTTCCATGTTGTTTGTTACCTCTGTGGTTCCATCAACAAGGAAAGTAGATTTAAAGGTCTCTTTCTTAAATTGTAATCCTAACATTTTTACGATATTATCAATTGCTTGTGCTGCGTTCATAATTTTAATCGTTTATTTGTTTTATTATGTTTATGATTTCTTGTAATAAATATTCATCATTATTTTGAGCAGAAAAGTTCATGATAAAGTTTCCTTCAACACTAAACCCTTTTACTTTACCCTTCTTGATAAATTCATTCCAAATGTAATCTCCTTCTTCTGTGTCCAATACTTTGAAACCTGCCATCCAAGTTCCCATTGGTACATTATCTTTTGTAAAACCTAATTCATAGGCTTTGTCTGATTCCCCTGATACAATCCAACTCTCAACCATTACAACACTTTCCATTTTGTTTTCAGTGTGTTCATAGTTTGTCTTATCCAATCTCTTTTCAATCATATAAAGATTTTGGATTTTCTCAATTACCTGTGGTGTGAATCTAACAAAATACTTTTCATTGTTATCATCCAATCTTGGTATTAGAATATTAGGTATCATTAGTGGAGAATACACCATTCTTTTTTCATCATCAGATTTAAATCCCATCTTGGACATCCCCTGTTGTGATATGATGTATGCAACCTCACTCTTTCTTTTTGTTTCAGGTGAATAGTAACCATTGTTCGGCAATTGTTTTGGTGGAATACCAGGTGTTCCTGGTGCCATGCCTTGGTCTGATATTACATTACCTTGAACCAAGTATTTGTGCCAAGCATGAACACAATTAGGACCACCCTTATACAACCACTTTGAATATGGTTGTCTTTCGTGTCCAAACTCTGTGTTGGTATCCCTTAATAAATCTATTTCCAATCTACGGAAATATCTGTTTTCAATTGATGTGCAGAAATCCCTATCAGGTGAACCCGATAATACCCTTTGATATTGGAAATATATTGTTGGGGTTCTGTGGTTTCTTCTTTTTATTTCTGTTTCTGTTGCTCCCCTCATAGAACCAATGACCGCTTCAAACTTTTCATAGTCATTTTCTTTAAGGAAATAAAGGTTTCTAACAACCTCAATTTCTTCTGGTGAATACTCATCAACACCAAAGTCCTGTTCCATCTTTTCAGGGTGCATTTCACAACCCATATAAACGGTATTACCATCTTCATCTTGGTGTTTATGATGTCCTGAACATCCGTGTTCCGATTGACCATATAATTCGGCTTCTTCAGGTGTTGTGAATACTGGTTCACCATCAATGAATCCAATCATTGTAAAATCTTGTCCTTTTGTGATATAAGAACCGATTGTTCTAATATGATTGTCCATATATGATACATCGTGTATTACACCTGTAATCTTACTAATTTCATTGATTATATCTTTGAAATCATCTACTAATACAATTGCTTCTTGTAATTGTGATTGTGTCGCACTTTTTGATTTAATAACATCATCTTCAATTTTAAAGATTGAATCTGCAACAACAGCCGCACTTCTAATCATACCAATGGTATCTTCATCATTATCAATTGATGTTAAATCTTTAAATGTTTTCTGTGCTCCAGGACATATTTGGAAATACTTTGTCATATAACCATATACATCAAGATTAACATCTTCAGCAAACTCATCCAAACAAGGACACATAAATTGAATACCAACTGAACCCAATGAATCAATTACATCTTCATTGTTATCATAGTGTTTATCAATTCTTAACTCCTTAATCTTTTGTATCTTCAATCTATTTGAACCTGTTGCAAATACCTTACTATGGGGTATTCCAAGTTCATCTGCGATTGGATACATTGTTTCTTTATTACCCCTTGCTGAAATGATATACACATTTGAACCTGATTGTAATTCATACAATGCAAGTCCCCTACCTCTTGGTGTGTTTAATGTATCATCATAATCAAAACTGACATTTTGTCCGATGGAGTATTCATCTGCTTCTGAATTACAAATGGCATAGGCTTGTTCGGGTGATTTACCTTCATTGGTAATTAGGTATTCAGTACATCTGTTAATGTAATCACTTCTATCTTCACCAGGATTTCTTTCAACAAACAATACTGGTTTTATCAACATATCATTCTTGGTATCACCTGTTGGATAACTGTTGTAAGGTGGTAGATTAGATACATCAACATCCATATTATCCTGTTTCTTTGGGTGTTTCGTTGGTAGTAAGTCATAATCTGTGGTATACTTTGGATTTTGGGGTCTACCATTCTTAACTATGTATAAGAACGCATTAACACGGGCAAGAGCCCATTGTTGACTACTCTTAACTGCTGGTGAATGGGATACATTGTATGCTCCAACTCCCCTTTGATAAACTGATTTTAACATACCAAGATTTACACCATATCCAAGTTTGTCTTTGTATTTTTCATTAAAGTCATCACTCTTGTTTTGTAGTATTTCTTCTACCGCTTTGGATACTTCTGCTCCACGAGTTGATGATGCATCACCCTTTGCTGAACCTTCACCTTGTGGGTTCTTATTTGGTGTGTTTGACTTTGGTGCCTTCTTTGATGGGTTAATCCCACCTCTTGGTCCTACTGTTGCCATTTCTTCACGGGTTATTACCCTATCCAAATAGTTCATAACCTGTTCATAAGTTGATGGTTCAAATCCCCACGATGCAAGTGCAAGATATCCACATCCATCTTCAAATGATTTAGATGCTTCCCAATCTTTCTTATGTCTTGAACCAAATGCTTTCATTCTCTTCAAGGTCAATAAAGACAATGGTTCCCTGTTGGCTAATTGGTTTAATCTTTGTTTCCCAACGGGGGTCATGCAACTACCATATCCATTTTCATCTACCCATTTCTTTGCTCTAATTGCAGTATCGGTAATGTATTGTGGATAATCTGTAATTGAATCAACAAAGTCCTGTTGTGTGAAATATATGAAATTCTGTTCTATTGCTGGCATTTGAACCAGTGCTATTTCCTCAACCCTTGTATCCCCTGTTAAAGAACCTTCAATATCTAAATCAATTATTTTAATCATTATCTATAAATATCATTAAATTATATGGTGGATAATTGTTCCAACCTTCTGTTTATCGCTTGTCCGTTTGTTATTTCACTATTCATAACATACGCTCTAATTGGTTCCTGTCTTGATTTGGCAATTGCTTGAACCAATCTTTCTTCACTTAATGAGTTTGATGGGTTATTCACCAGTGGTTGTCCACCACCCATTTGATTTATGGATGATAATAAACCACCGTAGTTCATTGAACTCTGTCTGTTGATAACACTTTCCCCGCCTTCAAGATTAACTCCACCAGAAGCAAAGGAAACCCCACCATTTTCATGTGATGGACCCATTACCATTCCACCTGCACCCATTCTAATTCTACCACCACCAGCAAGTGCTTGTGCTGCGTTAAGTTGTTGTCCAATTAAGGCAACTTGTATTGCTCCCAATATACCAACAGCGATTGCCAATGGTGGGACTTCCAAGTTAGCCGTAACAGCCTGTGCGGTATCAACAATAGCCTGAACCAATTGGAATTGTAATGACTTAATCAATGCTGCTTTTTCAATCTGTGCTTTTTCCTTTTGGTATTGTGATTCCAATTCCAACCTTTTCTTGTTGGCTTCTTCTGTATCACCAGTCACTTTTGATAATGCGTCTTTACTTGTCTTTTCAAGTTGTTGTAATTGAAATGCGTATGATTGTGCCACCAATGATGCTGTTCTTCCAACCAACATACTGAATTGTTCTAATCCTTCTGAAATTGCATCTACAGTTGTTTTTGTCGCTTTCTTTGTATCTTCTGCCGCTTTGGTTGTTGCAGCCACTGATTTACCCAAGAACTTTTCAAGTAATAATAACTTTTGTTCATAACTTAAACTTTCAATATCAATACCCTGTGCCAATAAATCCGCTTGAAGGATGTTTATTGCTTCAGCATATTTCTTCTTTTCATCAAAGGTTTTCTTGGCTATTTCACCTTGTAAGTTTGATAACTCTTTTTCATTTCTTAAAACCAATGGAATTGTTACTCCGTATTGAGCGGCAATCTCATCAGCGTTTTGAACTATAAATCCTGCCCTTGCTGCTGGTGCTAATGCTTGTAGTTGTTTGTTTAATTCAATAACCTTTTTTGATGTAAGAACAACACCCTGTTCAAACTTTAATAAGTTATCCCCAACACCTGTAAGTGATTCAAAAGTCGCTGTAGATATTGCTTCAAGCCTAACTCTTGAATCAGCAATTTCTTTTTCACTTAAACCTTTTTTTCTTTCTTGTGCTTCAAGATAGACAATATATTCATCATTAAATGATTTCTTTAAGATATTATATCTTTCTTGTGCTGTAACCTTGGCAACAACTATTTCTTCAGCACTTCTTTTGTATGGGTCTTCAGTTATTTTACCACTCAATAAGTTCAAATCAGTTACAACCTTTTGAAAATCATCAATCTTAAACCCTAATGGTTTTCCACTGAATTTTTGTAACATTTGAAAGGTTGTGAATAACTCTTTGTAGTTGCTCGCAAAGTCCAACAATAGTTGTTGGTCTGTTTCATTTAATCCTTGTGATAATATTTTGATACCATCATCAAAATCCTGTAATGCTTCTTTTGATTGTGCAGCACTATAAACCAAACCATCCAATGAATCAATTAAGTTTTCACCTGTTCCTTTAACATAATTGAATATATCACCCAAACTATCCTGAACTGGATTTAAGTCATTTAATTCTTCTTTGTATAGTTGTGTAAATGTCTTTAATCTGTCTAATTCATTGGCATAAGATTTTGCTGCTTCAACTTTCTTTTGTAATGAATCTAATATCTTATTATCAACATCAGTCAAGTTTATATTCTGAACCACCAACTTTGAACTTACTTCAAGTTCAGTTAATAGTGTTTCAATATATTTCTTTCTTGCTTCTGTTGTTTTTTGGGTATTATTCTTTAATTGAATTTGTAAGTCAATTTCATCCAATTTAAGTTGTTGTTCCAATTTGAAACTTTCAAGTCCCAACCTTCTACCTTCTTTGGTAAAATCTTCATTTAATTTTTTTATTGCCGCTTTTCTTTCCTTTTCATCTTTGATATTAGCACTGATTTCTTTTTGTCTTTCAATACGCAATCTAACCAAATCATCAACCTCCCTATCAATAAGGGCTATGGTATCCAAGTTTGCTTGTTTCTTAATTGCTGCTATTTCCGTAATTGACTTACCTTCCAATTCTGCGTTTTTTATTTTGATAGCAGCATTGGCTTCTATCGTTGCTCTTTCTATATCATAACCATACAGGGTATCTTCCAATACCTTATTGTATGAGTTCTGTGCTTCTTCAGCGTCATAGGTTGCAGTGGTTAATGTTAGATATGCGGTAATCAATAATCCTACCGCAGCAAGAATTGCTCCATAAGGATTGGCAGCAAGGGTGGTGTATAATGCCTTTGTGGCTCCATTGGTTGCGAGTGTTGCGGCTGTTGATGCCTTTTCAGCAATTGTCTTTGCTACAATCTGTGCCCCTGTCTTTACCTCTGCAATACCACGAATTGATAATGCGATTGTTAATAAGTTTTGGGCTTGGATTGCCGCCTTTTGAACTGATTCACTTTCTTTACCAAACAAAGATACTGCGGCAGTGGCTGCGGCAAATGATGATGAAATACCAGCACCTAACTTACCAAATCCTTCAAGGGTTTTTTCTTTGGATATACCCCTTGCCGCATCTTGTAATCCCATCAGTTTTGTTTCAGCCTGACTGATTTCTTTTGCAAGTTGTTTAAATATTGGACCACCAATTTCAACCTGTTTTAAATCTTCTTTCGCTTTTCTTATTTCATTTTCTAATGTTTGAATATCAGTGATTACTGTATTCAATCCATTAAGTTGTATTCTTATACCAATTGTTTTTTCTGCCATTGTCTTAACAAGTTTGTTCAAGGATTTCCCCTATGTTATTTATTACAACATAACTATTTGTATCTGCTGTATATCTGATGAATGTTCCAAGATTAACGGGTCTGTATTCTGTTCCTGTATCAAAATAAACCTGTTGAAGATTTGATAATCCTGATACCCCAAATGTGGTTAGAACTGCTGTTGGTGCTGTTCCCAAACATACTGGTTGTTGTGTTGTTCCTGTATAACAAGTAAGGGTATAAGCACTTAATAAACCAGGATATGGTGTGTTTCCTGATATTGCGTAGAAGGGTGCTGGTGGTTCAACCTTGTAATATCCACCCCTTTCTTTAATCAAGGAACATTCTGTTAGTTTAGTTTGTGTTAAATCAGCCTCATTTATTCTTTCAATCCTATAAAAACTATCCTTAACAAATATCTTATCTGTTAGTTTTGTATCGTAGATATCCAATGGACGAAGTAAGAATCTACCAGTCAATCTTCTTGTTTCATTTGAATAGTTATCATCAACATAATCCTCCCAAAAGGTATTGAATAGATTATATTGTGTGAATTGGACCGGTAGGTTATTATAGTTTCCAAAGAAATCAAATGTTGATTGGAAGTTTAAATCACTCACCAAGTCAGGTACAAGAATATCCAATGAACTCAAATGTGATACACAAGGGTAAGTTGTCTGTTGTATTTGGGTTGAACCTGATGATAAGTACCAAGTCCCTTGTGCTTGTTTAAACTTATCCTTATAGGCAAATCTATTACCAGTCCAAAAGAACAGGTGTGGTTTGTTTGAATAGGGTTGTAATTGGTTATTCAATTCCCTATAAACAGCAGGAATAATGAAATTATCTGCTCCATTAACAACGGTTGTTGGTGTTGCTGCAAATGGTATTTCATAAGTTTGTTCTGATGTAAGTAGGTTATTTGTTGAAATGTATTTAAATCTACCATATTGAAATTTGTTTTTGTCTTCAAACAACTTATTAAGATATTCTTCTGAACCTTTTGTGTATGTCCAATTCACCTCCTTTGGTAAATCAAAAGACAATGGTTCAACCCTGTAAGATGAGTTCAAATCCAATCTCTGTGTCCAATCCTTCACTTCCCTATCTGCTTCGTTGTAATACCAATTAAATGGGGTTATGGTGATTGTTTTGGATAACTCATTCTGTATTACAACAAGGTTGAATAGTGTTATCATTGATTTAAGGAACTCAATACAATTTATATCTTGTAATCCCAACCTAATATCAACAATCTGTGTTCCTGCCAATGTTGGTGAGGCATATAAATCCCACATTGGTGCTGTTGATGAAACACCAAACTCATTATATGGTAATAATCTTAAATCACAATTGTTATCATTTTGATTGACTTGGATATAGGCTTTAACAAAATCACCAGCATCACAATTGAATGTTGGGAAATAGTTTAGTGATGCGTCCAATCCTGATGTTGGTAATTCAAATTGAGCAGATGCCGCACATATTGGTTCAGAATCTAATGTGGATAAGTTTCTACCCTTTCTCATTACCACTTGGAAAAACACATTACCACCAATAAAGTTGTTATCATCATAATTAAACCTTATGTTGAATGAGTATTGTCCATTAAACGGAACCCTGAAAAAGGAATGTGTTGGTTGATTACCAGGATTGATTGAGTTGTATGGAACGGCTTGATTAAAGTTTCCAAGTGGGTCTGAACCATCACCCCTGAAATTGTTAAACAATAAATCCTTTGTTCCTGTAATACTATTATAGACAACAGACCTATTTGTATAAATCTTGAATATGTTTTGGTTTGTAACTGCCGATGCTGGTGTAATTCCTAATTGTCCGTTTTGGAATGTGTCCATATAAATGGAACGGAAATAATCTGTATCAAAGAATTCAGAATCAACAGCATACCCTGTCTTTGCAAATATTCTATCAATTACCTCTTTAACCCTTATTGATGGTTTCCAAACAAATTCAGGAACAGGGTGGTTTGATTGGTCAAATGAATTTGCTTCATCAAAGGTATAAGTCCATGCTGGTGTTGTACCATTATACGATAAACCATAATTTATCATTGGATACAATACTTTTCCACCGAATAATCCATCGGTATCATTATACTTTGCTTCCCAAGATTTGGTGATTGCTGTATAAGTTAATTCATGTTGTAAGTCAGTCCAATTTAAATCTTGTAATGTAAGGTTTCTAATTTCAGATGCGAAGTCCCCAACATTACCCATGATATAAACCTCATAATCTGTAAAAGTTGGATTTTCAATAACCGCTGATAATCTTAAAATACCTGTAAATATGTCAGTCCCCCTATATTGAACGATACAATCAATCTTGGTAAGTGGGTTAAAGTCAATTCCATTTACCTCAAAGTAATGTTCAAATATGTTTGCATTATTATCTGTGTTTGGAACAACAAATTGTTTTGAATAAGGTGATTTCCTTGTATCCAAAGCGTTGATGTCCACCTGTTGGATAATAACAGAAATTGGAATATCTTCGTAGATATCCAATCTATTCCATTGGTTATTTAAATATACGATTAAGGTAGTATCCATATTAGAATCCTATTAGTGCGATATCAGATGAATACACATAAGTTAATTCAATATTGGTGATTGTTCTGTTTCCTTTGTTCTTTCTTGTAAATTCTGTATTCACCACATTGATTGGTGTAAGTCCACCATCACTTGTTATCTCATATACCTCATTGGATGTGTATAATTCTTCCAAATACATAAAATCAGGTTGGTTTAAGAACCCTGAATTGATAACATGGGTTTCCACCATGCTTACTTGGAAATCAGTCAATCCACGAGCCCATTGGTATCTTTCAGGTGATTCTGAACCCCAATCAACAGCCCAAGAATTGTATGTCTGTTTGTCTATTGATAATCCTTCCAACTTTGATGCTGTGAAGGTATAGTAATCGTAATGTCCATATCTTGATAACCACATCAACTGTAGTTGGGGATTACCTGCTCTTGAACAGATTGGTTCAACATTAAATGTGAATATTTCAGACACGGGAGTATATCCTGTGCAGTTTCCTAATGTATAGGTTGTCGGTGGTAATGGTGGGTAATTTGCCATAGTTTTAATAGTTTAACAAGTTCCTGCGTAGGTTATTACAACACCAGCATCAGAACAACTGAATGTTCCATTACATCCACATATTAGATATATTTCATTTGTATCCATTGTGTATGATTGTGCTGAACCATCACAGAATGTGTATAACAATACTGGATTTGCGGTTAATGATGCGGTTGTATCAATTTCATATTCACCACACGCACAAGGGGTTGCTGATGGTGTAGGTGTTGGGGTTGGTGTGGTTTGAACACAAGGTGAATCGTAAGTAACAATTAAATTACCTTCAATTGTAAAGTTTCCTGAATTACATACACAAACAAAGAATGTCTCAAAAGGATTTATCACCAATTGTGTTTCAATGTTATTACAATCTCTGTAAGTGAATATTCCTTGTGCTTCCAATGATGCGTTAGTAACCTCATAAGTTAAACAAGCACAACTAACAGGTGTTGATGACGGGGTTGGTGTAGGTGTCGGTGTAGGTTGAATTGGTGATGTTGTTCCTGTGAACTTACCAAACAATTGAACCGTATATTGTGCTGTGTTTGCAGGAATAATGTCTTGTAGGTTTACAGGACCTGCTCCAACATAAAGTGTGTTATAGTTTGTATTCCCTGATGGGATGATATAAGGTAATGCTTGATATACTTGGGTACAACCTGTTCTTGGACCACCACCATTTGTTGTGATGTTATCAACTGTAACACCAGTGATTAGTGTGCCTTGGTCATTATAAAACTTATATTCAACATAATATGGTTCACTGATGGTTGTTGTATCCAAATAGTAGTTTGTAAAAGCAAGGGTATAATATTCTGTGTCCTGTATGTTTCTTATACGGGGTGAATTAGTTAAGAATAATCCTGATGTTGTTGGGTCGGTGGTTGTTGGTGAGCCAGACAATACAAATGGACCCATGTTAAAGTCCTGTTGTGTTGCCCTACCATTTACACCCATCGTTGATTTAAACACTTTCTTTAATGGTGAAGATACACCAGGATTACCTTCAACCAATCCATTACCAGTGAATGCAGTTACAGCACCAAGTTCAGTTGATGAATACTCAAATCCAAAATAAACTTGATAATTTATTGTCTCCTTTTGTGAAGGACGGCTAAATGGGAATGTTTGGTGTTGGTAGATTTCAGTTGTGTTCCAAAGTGCTATTGGATTATTCAGACAATATGTCTTTAATACCCTTGATACATCAACAATACCCCTACCATAAGGATTTGGTGTTGCCTTTGCGCTGAACTGCAAAGTACCATCAATATACACATCATAGGTGTATCTAAATTGAAAGGTGTTTGTTGTATCGGCACTAATTGTATAAAACAACCCATTGGTTAAAACAGGTTGAAATGATGGTGGTTGTTGTAATACTGTTATGCTCATTATAGTTTAATGTTAATTCCTGTATCTTGGAAATATAGTTTAAGTGATTCATCAAGTAGGTCAGATATGTATTGTCCTGCCGCATCACCCAATTTTGTTGTTATTTCATCAATAACATTGTTTATCGCTTTATTCACAAAATCAGTTTTATAATAACCATACTTTGCGATTGAACGGGCTCTTAAAAAGTTTAATGTCTTTCTTGGTATAAACTTTCCTTCCTTGTCCCTAATCCCACTCATACCAGGTTTAACAATGCTCCATCTATCTATTGCTGATAATGGTGGATATCTACCAGGTCTTCTGCCTTGGTCCACCCATACCCAATAGTCAGGCATCTTAACAACCAATTCTGGTTTCCCTGAATCAAGGTCATCTTTCCAAAATACATCAATGTTATTTATTAAATTACCTGATGCAATTGGTGGGGATTTTGGTGTTGGATAATTCCCTGATATTGGTTTTTTCCTACCACCATAAGTTTTAGAATCTCTTGGAACCCTTAATTGTTTTTGTAAGGCGTCCTTGATTATCTTTGGTATTTCTAAAAACAGGTTATTATCCATAGTTTAAAATGTTTAACAACAATTTCCAATTTTAGTAACGATTAGTGTGCTTCCAGTTGATTTTGTTGGTGTTGATATAGAACAAACAGTTGCTGTATTACCAGCGGTAACTGTAATAGTATCAACAAGTCCATTAGGACACACATAGTAAAAATATGTTCCACTACCACTTGGGTTTATATTTTCAATTGTATATCTATAACAAGCACAAGTTGGGGTTGGTGTTACTGGTGGTGTAGTTGTTGGTGTAGTTGTATTTGTAGGTGTAACACTTGGAGTATTCGTAGGTGTTGTAGAAGGTGTAGGTGTTGTTACTGGTATAACATTAACACAACCACAATTTGGTATTACTGATGTTGTAATAGGATTTGTTATTGCTCCAAGTCCCGTTGAAAATGTATGTGTATGGTCATTTGACTGCATTGTTGTGCTCCAAGTTCGGGTAATTCCAAACTCAAGACAAGTTCCTGAAATTGTATAATCACAAACAGCATTAGCGTTTCCTGTAAATCCAGAAGTATCAAATAAAGTTAGTTTAATATTGTTATACCCACCACTTGTTTCAGTTTGAAGATATTGTGTTGTGAACACAGGACAAGTTGGTGTAGGAGTGTTTGTTGGTGTTGTAGAAGGTGTAGATGTGTTTGTAGGTGTAACAGACGGAGTAATACTTGGATTGTTAGTTGGGGTAGTTGTGGGTGTAACACTTGGAGTGTTTGTAGGAGTTGTTGTATTAGTTGGTGTTATACTTGGGGTTGGTGATGGTAATAATTCATAATAATCACATGCGTTAATATCGGTTCTTATGATTACTTCCATATCAATTGATATTCCCCCAACATAATCGTTGAAACGCTCTAAAAAGGGTAAACCAGTAAGTGGTAAATTACAATCCATGTAGTTCCACAATGGTGGGTCTTGGTTCATACCCCTACGGATATAAGACATAAACCTTCTTGCTTGAATATCCATATCACTGATTA